CAGCGAGTGCGGAGTCGGCGTCGTCGCCGTAGTGCCAGAGATTCTGCCTAGCAGCGTGTGCCTCCTCCCGCGATAGCTCAACGACGACCCGCCCCTTGCTTCCATCCTCTAATTGGGATAGGGCGGCGAGCGCGATGTTGCGGACCAGTTCGAATTGCCGCCTCCAGTCATCGACAACCGGTGGCTCATGCGGTTGGGCGACGATGGACTCCAATGCCTTTCGAGCCGGCCCCCCTCCTCCTAGGTCCTGTAGAGCGTTGGATCGAACGTACAGAACGCTCTCGCTGCCGGGTAGGGCCTGGATCATTAGGCGGTCAGGGAATGCTGGAACTGGCTGGGTGGGGTTGGGGCGGGTCACGCGAATCCCATGCCCTTCTCGACCGCGTACCACTCCGAGTCGCCGTGGCGCTGGTAGGTCACTTCGCTGAGCGGTCCGTTGATCTTGAAGCGCCAGTCGTGGTCGGGATCGCCCGCCGCTCGGTCCTCGAAGTCCTGGACCGTCATAGCCGCCGCGTCATCTCCCTCGTCGTGAATCGTCAGGAAGTAGCTGACGACTCGCTCGCCGTTTCGGGTGAGGTCAACGCCACCGAACCCTGGATGCGGGTCCCAATCCATCGGCGCGGCCTCAGGCTTCGGGGGGCAGTTTAGACAGCCGCTCCGCACAGGCCCAATCGGGTCGAGCTTCTTCCAGCCGCTTCCCTCCTGCTCTTTCCTCATCTCACTCATCGCCAAACCGGCAGGTAGAGGCCGAAGAAGTAGAGGATCACGTGGCGGTGCCGATTGCCGCGCCAGATGTAGAGGAACACCTTGCCGCGAATCACGTGGTGCTTATTGACGCCGCTCATTTTGTTTTCTCCTGCTCACTTTTCTCGTTTATCGTCCTCATCTCACTCTCCTGGTTGGGCATTGGGGGCGGTTCGGTCAAGGGCGGCGCGGATCAGATGAACCGCTAGCTGAAACGCCTTATAACGCTCTTCTGGTACATCGCCCTCGGTCTGACTCTCGTCGGCGTTGTTGGCTCCCCACCGTTCGAGTTCGTCAGCGATCTCGACCATTGCCCCCCGCAGCTTCAGGGCGTTAGCGGTTGGTTTCGATGGCTCTTCTCCTTGGCGCAGCGGCCGCTTCCCGGTGCCCGCACAACGTGGGCAGGGCGGGCATGGAGCGTTGAATGGAAACGGGTGGGGGACGGTGCCGTGACCGTGGCAGTTCGCGCAGGCGGCCTCATCACTCAGCAGTTCCTCTGCGAATTGGGCTCGGAGGTGTGGTAGGGCGGCTTGGAGGATCGCTTGATCGCGCTCAGCAGGCGTCATCGTGACCGGCAGACCGCCCTCAAATTCAAGCCGATTGACCGCCTGTAACGCCGACTCTGGAACTGTCGTCTCTCTATTCATGGCCCATCCTCGGCGGCTCGGTTCTGGGCAACTTCGTCGTAGTCGGGATGGCGGATCAGAGCGGCGGCAAGGCTGCCGTAAGCGCCAGCGAGTGCGGAGTCGGCGTCGTCGCCGTAGTGCCAGAGATTCTGCCTAGCAGCGTGTGCCTCCTCCCGCGATAGCTCAACGACGACCCGCCCCTTGCTTCCATCCTCTGATTCCAACTTGGGCGCATCTTCACGGTTCAGGTAACCGATACGGGTGCCGTGTTCGTTGAAAATCTCGCCGGGCTTAAACTCATAGAGCCGTCCCGGTGACAGGACCACCTGGGTTGTTTGCGGAGTCGGGCCGTTGAAACGGAACCACTGCCCTTGACCCTTGCAAAGGGAGCTTCCATCCTCTGAGTGGGATAGGGCGGAATCCAAAGCAGCACGTATGCACTCGCGGGCGTCGTCTTCCAGAGCGGGTCGGCGGTTAGACCACGAATGCCCATCGGGAGCCAGCGCCTTCGATCCCTCGCGGACCGCCTCCTCACTCAGCAGCTTCTCTGGCAGCCCTCCTCCTAGGTCCTGTAGAGCGTTGAGCCGGGCACGAAACGCTGCGATCTGGGCATTCGCCTGATTCAGCTTTCTAAGCAGTTCATCGCCCTTGCCCGTGGAGTTGGCCTTCTCGAACGCCGCGTTGATTTCGTCGGACGGGATTTCTTCACCGTCGCTCCACCCCGCCGCCTCTAGGGCGCTGAAGAACCGCTCCCGTAGGTCTGGGCAGTTTTCAACAGGGGTTGCTTGCTCGACAAAGCGGAGGTCGCCCATTCGGAGGTGATAGGCCCAGTCGATATTCGTGAGCGGTTCGTCTCGACCGTAGAAGTCGCGTAGTTCGTCCGGGTCTACGGTGACCTTCAAGTAGATGTCCTGCTCTTTCCTCATCTCACTTCTCCTGGTTGGGCATCAACGCTTCCAGTTCTTGATCTTCGAGAACCAGCACGAAAGGAGGTAAGCGGCGGCCTCCTCCTTGTGCTCATGCTTTGGGGCGAAGCTGCCGAGGACCGCGCTGATCGCCTTGACCGCCTTCTCGGGGTCCACGCCATCCCGGGGATAGAACTCCACGTTCCCGGGCAGACCATTGGCGAACCAGCTGTCGGCGATCTCGTTCCATTCCGAGCGACCGCGCATGAACCTGAACTCCTCGGGGATCTCATCGCGGGGCGGCATCCAGTCGAGGACGTTCGCGGGGAAAGCCGCTTCAACATCGCTGATCTCTGGAACTGGAATCGTTGCTGTCTCCATGTCTTTCAATAGCCTCCTTTAGGGGTCATGCGGCTGCTCCGCTCAGAAGGTCAGGCCACGGATCAGGTACGGCGGGTGAGAGCCAGAGCGTCTCGGGTGCCTTCGGGAGTTTTCCGCCAGCTCGCGCCTGCACGTTGCGGTTCGCATCGAGGGCGAGTGTCCGCCAGCCGAGTCGATCGACCTCCTCGCAGGGATAGCCCGAGACGATTACGGCGGCGTTCTCGATCGACCCCAGAACGTCAACGAGATCAGTCCAGAGGTCGGGCCCGGCGTCGTGCGTGTAGCCCTTGTCCATCTGGAGGCGATGGGCCCCTGTGTAGGGCGGGTCCACGTAGATCATCGTGTCGGGCAAATCCCAGCGCGGGATCATGTCGAGCGCGTCGCCACACTCCAGACAGACGTTCGTGAGTCGCTCAGCCGCCACGGTGATTCGGCGGGGGAGGTCTTGCCAAGTGCGGGGCTGCCAGCGTCCCTTGCGGTCTTTCAGCATCGAAGGCGGGGACCAGCTGCTCCGGGAGCGGGAGAACGACATGTCGACGTTGACCAGCAACCGCCGCGCCGCCTCTACGTCATCGTCCGCATCTCCGTCGATCGACGCTTTCCACTCCGAGCGGCCGTAGGGCGTGGTGGCTACCGCCGATGCCAGCTCCTCCGGCCGGTCACGCAGCGCCCGCCAGAACCGCATGATCTGACCGTCGATGTCGTTCAGCGTCTCCCGCTCCGCTGCTGGCTTGGCAAAGAGGACAGCAGCCCCACCCGCAAACGGCTCCAGGTAAGCGACGTGGCTGGGCATCAACTCCACGATCTGAGCCGCCAACTTCTGCTTGCCGCCGTAATACGTCAGTGGAGTTCTTCCGGTCACATCCCCACTACTCCTGAGGGACTCTCCAGCTTGCGTTTCGGGCTCTCTTTTTCGAGCCGCATCAGGACGAAATCAGGCAGTGAGGAGACGAAGTCGAGGCACTCGGGCGAGAGTTCGTCCCAGTAGACGTACTCGGCTTTGACGGTCACCAGTTCGTGAGCGCGACGGCAGAGCGGAGCGCCGATGTGCGGGTGGTAGAGGACCGCGAGAAGGTCGGGCTCAGACCAGTCCGAGAGCCGGAATCTCAAAACGCTCTTGGGGACAAGATGGTGGGCGTCGAGTTCCCCATCGCATACATGCCCTCTGCGGCTGGTGGAGAACAGGCAGGGCCACGCCTTGACGGTCTCGTTGAACTCCTCGCGGGCCGTGCGTTCGGCGGCGCTCTCCTTCGGACGAGAGGTGCGGAAAGACGTGCGCGGCCTGCCGGCCTTGCTCCCCAACGCCTTGACATACACGAACAGATTGCCGTGCTCGCAGTGGTGCCGAGTACGGGCCTCAGTCATCCCGATTTCCTTTGAGCAGCCGCACTCCTTTGCTTCGTGTAGGGACATTAGGCCACCGCTCCGAGGTCGAGAACCTCTTGCGCGAGACGTTCAGCGGCTATCTCGCAGTAGCGCTCCTCTATCTCGATTCCGATGGTCGGTATCCCGAGCCCTGCGGCGGCTTCTAGAGTTGGCCCGCTTCCCATGAAAGGGTCAACAACGCTCGTTGGCGCGAGTTGTTCAATGAGGTATCGGAGGAGTGCGACGGGCTTCTCCGTCGGGTGCTTCCGGGATGAATGAGGGACGCCCGGGAATCGAAGGATGCTGCCGTCTCTAGAACCGTTGAGTTTCCCTATTCCCGCCGATGCAATCAGCTCGTAGGAAAGGCCCCAATGCTTTAGATCGCCCATCCCCGGCGTCCCCTTGTCCCAGACCAGCAGGCCGCGCAGGGGAAATGAATGGCCGAGAATCCCCCAAACATCGGGCCAAGCGTCCCAGCGCGTGAACCACAGAACATGGTCCGCGTCTAGGAGGGGCATTAGCCGTCGATATAGCGCGAGGGAAATCCGAGTCCCGTCGTTGCTGATCGGCTCCTTGCCTCTACGTCCACCTGTGTTGCTGACGTAGTTGACTCCGTAGGGCGGGTCTGTGAGACAGAGGCCGAAGTGGCCGAGCGAGGGGAGAAGATCTACCGCATCCCCGTGGTAAATAGCGATCCCGCCCTGTTCGTAATACGGCTTCACGCCACCGCTCCAATCTCAGCCTGCGGGTACTTCTCGGCAAGGTAGGAGAGCAACTCTTCTCGCTGCCTTTCGGTCATTCCCTCGATGGTCTTGGAGGGGCTGATGCGGCAGCTATTGAGCGCTCGGGCGACCTTGACTCGGCCGAGAGTCGGGGTGGCGAGTAAGACCTGCTCGACCCGCATCTTGTGAAGCCAGTCGTACTGCAGCGAGAACAGAACGGTGGCCGGGGTGTAGTCGCCTGCCTTGAGGGCCTTCTTCAGGCGGGCGCGGGCGAAGCGAATCTCGTTGGCTCGGGCGAGAGCGCTCATGCGCTGCTCGTAACTGCGGTCTGGGAGCGCGGTGAGGGTCATTACGCCGCCACCCGCTCACGCACTGGCCGCGACATGAACCGCTCATACGCCTCGCCGAAGCGCTTGGCCTCAGCGAGAATCTTTGACTCGGTTGGCGGGGCACCAGCATCGAGGAGAAGCAGGAAGGCGGTGAAGACCCAGGGCTGTTTAAGCGCGAGCCTTGCGTCCCTCGCCCGCTGGCGTTCGGTGTCCGTTGCGTGGTAGGCGACGGTGATTGCCCGGTCGATTAGGCGAGCGTCTTTGCCTCGCTTCATGCCGTTTCCCCTTCCGCTTGCGTAGGGCGAAGAACACTCAGCGAGAGACGAAAACGACGGTTAACCCTGAGACGCCTCGCTAGACGGAACGTTGGAGAGAGACGACCACCTTCGTTAACCACTACAACACGGGACGGGACGGGGTTGAAATCCCGACTGAGCAAACACTTAAGCAATTGCTTGCTCATTTGCTGCGGCCTTTGCTGGAGCTTTCGCCGCCGCGTTTGCCAGCCTCGGCCCGGGCCTTGCGCTTCGCTTCGACCTTCTCTTTGCTCGGGTTGAAGTCGAGGTAGTCGGGGATGACCCAGCCCGCGCCGTTGCGCTCGATGAACCCGAACTCGGTCAGCTTCTTGAGGACGCGGGCCGTGGTGATGTACTTGGCCGCAGTCTCCTTGACACGCCCGTCCGATAGATGCTGGCCGCAGTAGGAGAGCATCCGCACGTAGGCGCCGGCGGCCTCGTTCCCCACGTCCTCCACCTTCGGATTCGACCAAAAGCCGTCGTCTAGCTTGGTCCATGTCACGCCGCCTTCTCTTTCTCCGTCGCACAGCTCGCACACACGCCCTGCCCTGTTGTCTTTCCGTCCTTCTTGGCCCAATACCACTCTGCGGTAAGGGGGTGGCTACAGCGGGCGCATACGGGGTCGGGCATTAGGCGGCTGCTCCAAGGTCGAGAACCTCTTGCGCGAGACGTTCAGCGGCTATCTCGCAGTAGCGCTCCTCTATCTCGATTCCGATTGCTTTGCGGCCGAGATCCTTTGCGGCGCGGAGGGTGGTGCCAGAGCCCATGAAGGGGTCGAGGACGGTGCCCTTGGGGCACTTACCAATCAGCTCCCTGAGCAGGGCTACGGGCTTTTCATGTGGATGGTCGCGGCCCTTCGACGCCCACGACACGGGTGCCGGAAAGTCGAGTGCCGAGGTTCCCCGGTGGCCCCTAAACCCGGAGCCGAGAACATAGATCTCCTCTGTATTCGGACGCCAAGGAATGGATAGGTCCCCCATGCCAAGGTGATCGCCCTTGATCCAGGTTAGAACTGCCTTTGTGTGCTTGGGCCGGGGTCGTTTCCACGTTCCAAAGACCAGCGCCGGGAAGGGGTCCCACAGTCTCAAAACGGTGTCGCGGGCCTGCGTGTCAAGGTCTCCCGCTATCGACACAGGGCGATTAGCGGTGGCCCAAGTCTCGTATCGTGCGCCGTGTCTGTTCGATTTAAAGGCCATCCCATACGGCGGGTCCGTCACCATCACCGTAGCCTCGATGCTCCGCAGCACCTCGCAGCAGTCCCCGTGGTAGATCGTGCAGCTCTCGTCTTCGTAGTAGGGCTTCACGCGGCCATCTCGTCGTCTGTGAAGGCCGAGCGGGGAGGAACGTCAAAGAGCTGGCCCGACACAGGGCTAGGGGTCGCATCGGCTGCCCTCGAGAGAGGGGGCGAGGGCTCACCCCGGCCCCCAACCCTGTGTCCGACCTCGCCCCGTAGGACGAATCGCTTGTATTTGCCCTCTCGGGTGTCCTCTATCTCGTAGCCGTCTTCCTTCAGCTCCAGAACGCGAGCGCAGCCCCGTGGCATGTAAGAGCGAATGAACTCGTCACTACGTACCCCTCGCTCTCCTGCGTTGCGGAGCATCTTGAGGACGGTCGCTTTCTGGCTCATTCGCCGTACCACCACTCGGTGCCAGGGAAGCCGGTTTCGTCCTTGCCGCACTTGGCGCATTCCCACTTCGCGGTCGGGCCGTAGTAGCTCATTGGCTCGGGCAGGAAGACGACCCAGGTGTGGATATGGCGAGCGCGGCACCAGAAGCACCATTTCGCGTCAATGAAGCGGGTCTTCTCCTTGCGGTCGTAGCCGCCGCACATTGCACCCACGAACTCGGCACTCAAAACGAATACCTCTGGTCTTCCTCGGCCCGCTCTCGCTCGTAAAGCACCCGTCCCTCGTAGAAATCCAACCCATCATCGACTCGCCCTACGGGCTCGAACTCTGCTCTCTCTGGACCCAGCCGTTCGAGTTCCTTACGTTCCTGTTCATCAGCACGTAGGTCTGTGTCGAAGTGGCGGCTGGGTGAGGGCTTGAACATCAGAACGCCGGCCCCTCCTCGGTAGCGCCGAGTTCAGCCTTCGCACTCTCCACCGCAGCGGCTCGCTGAATGTCGGCATCGAACCAATCCGCAATCTTGCGAATGCGATTGAGCGCGTGGCCTATCGCCTCGTCGTTGTTCTCCAGGTGGCCCTCGATGAGGGCGAAGACGCGAATGCTCATCTCCTGGGAGTGAGCGCGTGTGATGCGGGCGACTTTCTCGGGGTCGTATTGGCTCTCGGGCTTCCAGCCGCCCTTGCTCTTCGCTTCTCCCCCGCTTCGGTAGTCGGAGGAGCCGCCGCCGCCCGTCAGTTCTTTCGTCGCCTCGTAGTCCATTTTGAAGCGTTCGCTGAACTTGCCCGGTTCGATGTTGCCCGCGATGCGATCGCCAACCTCGGGCGCTCGGCTCTCCGGTTTGCGGTTCCACTCGATGCCCGCTTGGACCTTGCCCTCGATGTCCTCGAGATCGACCGTGTAGGAGAGGAACGTCCCGCCCTGTTTGGAGGTCCATTCGCGGGGCGAGTCGTCTACGCGCTTGACGGTGTAGGCGCTCACAGCCGTATTCCCCCACCCTTGACCATTGTGTATAGGGCTTGAAGGAAGGTCACTTGGACCCCTCTGATTGGGATAGGGCGGCACGGAGCATCTTTACGCCGTCGGCTACGAGATCAAGGTCCCGCATCTGGTCGGTATCGCTGACCCCATCAAGCGCCCGCGATCTCGCACGCCCCAGCGGTCCCGCCATGCACTCAATGGCGGAGACGATCGCCTCCCGCAGCCGCTCCCGATCCCCCTCACCCAGCTGTATGTGTTCAAGGGCGGCAGCGAATTGGCGGACCCGCTCCCCGTCCACAGACCCCTTGGGCATCTTTAAAAGCGTGTCGCCGTGAGTGCCATCGTTGATCGACACGTACTCGCCGTCTGGATGCACGAAAAAGGCCCAGTCGTCAGCCACCTTGGACCTCCCGCGACTCGACCGCTGCGTCTTCCTGCCGCCCTATCTCTGGATCTGGCCAGCGCAAGAGCGGCCCGATGTTCAGGCCGCCACGGGCTGTTCTTATTGCCCAGTCAATCCACGCGCTTGATGACATGTCCTCGGTTTCTCTTGCATCAACGATTTGGCGAAGGGCCTCGTGCGCTGCTTCGAGACTCCGCCGCCGCTCCTCTACCTGCTCCGTTTTCACTTCCTGTAGGGCGTTGGCGGCTTCTCGGAGGGTCCGAATGAACTCGCCGGAAGCGCGGGTCCGCTCACAGTCCTTTGCCATTTCCTCCAGCCTCTTAGGTAGGTCGCTCATGCCGCCTTCCTCCCCGCCCGTGGCACTATCGCTTCATGGCTACGGGGGTGTGGGTCGCCACGTTTCGGAGGCCAATCTAGGGGGCCGCTAAAAGCCGGAACCACCTCTTCGCTTTCCTTCTGGCGTAGTGCTGCCTCTCGCTCCTTCAGCCGCAGATTCGAGCGCACAATCAAGTAGCCGAGTAGCAGGAGGACAAGCCCTGCAGCTAGTCCTATGGCGAGGTCATGGGCGGTTTGTGAGAGAGCATCGAGGAGCATCAGACCGCAACCTCAGTCCGGTCCTCGGTCTTTTCGTCAGGCTGGGGGGATGGGAGGTCGAGGGAGATTCCGGCCTTTTGCTTCTCGGCTCGGATGGCCCCTTGGAACATGCTGACGGTGGTGGCGTGGTCCGTCTCGTTGTTCAGGTCGATGTGAGTCTTGAACCCGCGCCTCCTTGCAGCCGCTACGAGCGCATTTGCAGCCCGGCAGTAATTCGGACCCCCACAAGCAATTCCGAGCGCGCCTACAGCGCAGTAGGCAAAACCGTGGTCGCGCTCCTCTGTGACGACGTTTTGGCACCAGTTACGCTCCTCCTTAATCACGTCGAGCGCCTTCTCCAACCCCTCGTAAACCTCCACCTAAACCGCCTCCTCCGAGTCGTGTTCCGTAGTTCCAAACAAGAGAGCCCGCAAGGAAAGACGCAGGCAGAGAAGGCGTATGGGGAGTGGTAGGGGGACTGTCTCGGAGTGGAGGGCGCTCATCTCCGCACCTGACCTTCGGCCAGCGTCAGCGAGTAGATAGCGGCCTCTAGGTGGTCTGCGTAAACATCGTGTTCCTCGCGCCGTGCCTCACGTGCAATGTGTTCAAGCTCGGCGCGGTTCTTCGTAGCTGCGTTGAGAAAATGGAGCCAGCGAAGTGCTCCCAGAACCGGATGCTCCTTCGGGGGGTCTGGGACAGCCGTAAGGCGTCGGCCCGTGTGAGATGCAACCGAGTCGCTCACCGCTGGTTCCTCTTAATCACTGAGAGCCAAAGGGCGACCCCGACATTGAGGAAGATCCAGCCGAGGAAGATCAGGGCGAGGGTGAAGGGGTCCATCAGGCGCTCGTCTCGACAAAGGTTTTCGGCACCATCTGGTGGCGCTTGTGAAGATGTCCGGGCGCTCCCGTGCAAGCCGTTTTCCCGCCCCAGTTCGCATTGGGCAGTCGGCCTACTCGGCCACAGACCTCGCAATACGGCAAGGTGATGGTCAGGGGCTTGGTGGCGGTGGCGGTGGTCACGCTGCCTCCTTGAGAGCTTCTTCAAGGACGTGCAGGGTGGAGCGGCGAGGGATGGAGTCCCCAGCCTCGATGCGCTCGATGGTCTTGTAGGAGAGCCGCGCTCTCGAAGCCACGTCCTCACGGGTCAGCCCCAGGGCCTCCCGGTCGCGTCTGAGGCGCTTGCCAATGTCTGTCTCTGTTGGGGGGGTCATCGAATGTCCACCTTGTGTCCGTGGGACATTAACGGTACATTCGGCGGAATGCAAGTGCCCCCTCCTCAAATGACCCAGCACTTTCCGGGTCTTCGTCTTACCCTCGCCCGCCAGATGGCCGATTACCGCGAGCGAATGGCGACGCGCATCCAGGAGGAGCGCAAAGCGCAGAGCCTCAGCAGGGAGGAGCTGGCCTCCCGTGCGGGCGTCTCCTACAAGACGATCAAGCGGATCGAGGAGAGGAAGGTCGGTGATCCGCGCGCCGTGACAATCCGGCGAATCGCGGAAGGGCTGAAGATCGACGCGACAGAGCTAAAGCCCGCCGTGGAGCAGGAAGAAAGTCAGCTTGAGCGGATCGAGGAGAAGATGGATCGGATTCTTCGCCTGATAGGCGAGAAGCCGAAGCGCAAACCTCGCTCGTCTAAATCAGCCGCCGCAGCAGCAAAGGCTGCCCTTCCTCCCCGGCACGCTCGGCCCAAACGGCAGCAGCGCAAAGAAAAGTAGAGGCCAGCTCCGCCGTGTCCTCGCTCTCGCCTGCAAGGGCTGCGAGGACATTCATGCCCGCTACGGCCGCTCCTAGCAGCCATGCCCGCCTTTGCTCTGCGCTGTCCCCCTGCAATTCGTCGTGCACTAAATCACGCCGGACAACCGCATGGACGCTTCTTGTCCAAATTGTCGGTAAAGAGCGCACGAAAAAGCCCCGCCGACCAATGAAGGACGACGGGGCTAGGTGCTACCCCCAGCAGGGCTCTGATGAGACCCAGGGGGCGGTTCCAGATTCGGCGTACAGCTCGGCCGCGATCCGGTGATGCTCCATCTTGTCGTGCCAGCTCGTCACCGGCCACGGCTGCCCGTGCCCGAGTAGTTGATACGGCCCCTCAGCCCCGGAGGAGTTCGCCGCCGACCAGAGGCCGGACGAGAGCGACTCGCACCTGACGATCGGCCAGGGGACCGACCACCATTCCCCGTTGCCGGGATAGGGGGCGATGAGACGTAGAGCGCGATAGCGGCCATAGCTGCCCCGCTCTCGCTTCCAGTGCTTACGCATCGCCCGACGATTGGCCGGACCCGCGCACTTCAGCTTCTTACGCCAGGCGTGGAGTGCCGGGGAATGGGGTGATCCTCTGTCCCATCGGCGCTTGTCCCAGATAGCTGCAATGAACTGCTGGGACGACCGGGCGGTTACTGGCCGACATTGGCTTGTCGGCCTATGGTGGTGCGCGGCTGGTGCGATGAAAGCAGCGCCGACCGCGACTATGGAAAGTGCCTTTGGTAGGACGAATCCTCCTCCGGTCGCTTATAGGGTCGGGCCAGCGCTGCGGCCCATCCAGGAAGGGGTTAGGTCGGCCACTCCGACTCGGGAATGACCTTCGGCTTGCTGCGCGGAGGCCACCAAACGAGGTAGGCGTCCGCTCCTGCGAGCTTCGCCATAAAGCTGAGCTCAGCCCGATCCTGCGGCCCAAACGAGTGATAAGGACCGGCGCTGGTCGACTTCAACTCCTCGAAGCGCAGCCGCTCTCCGGCCTTAGCTGCGATTACGTCCACGGGACCGAGAGACGCCGGGGCGCGCATCGCGAACCAGTCGCGGTCGCGATACCAGTTGACCCGATCCCTCTCGCGCTGGATTCCCCGGCTCACGGCTTCTGCTCCACGGCCTGTGGTGGAACGGCAAGAGCCAGTCCATCGCCTCGAGCTGCCCGTGCTTCTCCCAGTCCGGAAGGGGCATGGGCGCTCAACGCAGGAGGAGGATGGCGAGGAAAACCGTGTCGATGATGAGGAGACCCAAGACGATGCTCATGGCGCGTAGGTGAGGTAGCCGCTGATCGCCGTGATGACCGTGACGCCGATGGCGACGTAGGGCGCGTACTGCGGAATGGAGGAGACCGCAGCGAGGACGGCGAGAACGATTGCGATGACCGTTCCGACGACTGCGGGGACCTTCACCTTTGGGTGCAGGGGCTTCATGGACTTACCTTTCGTTAGCGCTTTGAGTTGGAGAAGCTGCGATAGCGGACTTCCGTGCCCGCCCCGAACTGATCGAATGTCCCGGTATCCACTTCAGGGACGCCGTGCTGGTAGACGGTCGGGCCCTTGCCGGTGGACATGGCTACGTGGAAGCCGGTCCCGCTGCCGTACACGACCGCGACGCCCGCGTGACATTCGGCGTAGGAGCGCGTCTCCTCCTTGCCTTCCGTGAGAATCGTGCCCGTGTAGCCGCCATCGATGCTCGGGCCTCTGAGGCCGCAGGCGTAGCGGAGCATCGTGTACCACCAGCTACAGTCCGTGCGGTAGCCGTGGCCGCCCGGAACGTTGGTCAGGCCGTAGCCCTTGACCCAGGTTCCGGCCTCTGAGTATTCGAGGCGGAAGATCCGGTGCGCGTATTCCATGGCGAACAGGAGCCGCTCCTGGGGCTTGCCGCCGACGACCAGGTTCTTCCCCACCACGTGCGGCTTGTCGAGGGCCTTGCGCCGTTCGATCGCATGCTTCAGTTGCAGCGCCCGCTTCTTGACGATGGTTCTCCAGGCGTTGCGAACTGAGACGAAATGGCGTTCTTTGGCGCGGCCTTCTACCAACCGCTTGCGGTAATCCTCGACGTTCATGGAGCCTCCTGGGGCTTAGGGGGTGCAGATGCGGATGCCGAGAGCGTTGACCGAGCAGACCGTTTCCAGGGTCGGGTCGAGCAGCCCGGGCGGTTCAGCTTTGGGCGATGCGGTTTCGGGAAGTTCTCCGCTCACAGGGGGCGGTGCGTTGCCCGGCGTTTCCGAAGGCCCGCTCGAAGGCGGGCCGGGTTGCGAGTGGCCCGGAGGGCTTGATGTGGCATCACCTCCCCCGGTGCTGCGTTTCGTCGCAGCACGTTCGTTGCCTCGCTTGGTTTCCTGAGCGAGACGAGCTCCGGCGCAGCTCTGGATCGTCAGCCCGGCCTTGCGGAGAATCGCGCAGGCCTCGGGGTGGGTGATCGTCAGGACGGCCTTTTCAAAGGATTCCCGGCAAAGGCGCGAGTGCGGTCCGTACTTCAGGCAGGGGGATTCGACTTTGCTGACGCGCCCGTTGACGCGGCCCACATCGCTGTGGTTGACCCAGAACGTCACGGGAATGGCGATCAGGCAGACCACGATTAGGACCAGCTTTAGGCGGGAGATGTTGTCTCGGTGTCGCTCCTCGAAGCTCTTCCTGCTCACAGTCCGACCACCTTCGCCAGGACCATCGCGTAGAGGACAACTGCAAGCACAGCGGCGGTGTGCCGGTAGCTGTGGAGCCAGCGCCAGATCACTATCGCCAGTCCCATTTGAGGGAGATGGAGGCGCCGGCCAGGCCGATCGCCGCGATGACGATCGTGCTGTCGGGACGCTGGCCGTGCTGCGGGCCGATGATGAACTCGTAGATGAGGATCGCCAGGGCCGCTAGGAAGAGAATCGCCCGACCCACTGACTGAAACGACTTCATTCATGCCTCGCGCTCTTTCCGGTAGTCGGCATCTCAAGAGTTCTGCTGGTGGTAAGTTCAGGGCGTGGATGGCTCAGATGCGCCAGGAGTAGCGCCGCCCCCCGGTTTCTATGAAGACGACTCAGGCCAGCAGCGCTGGTGGGATGGCTCGGGGTGGAGCGAGCAGCGGATCGGGACGCCGGAGGTCGTCAAGAAGGGGTCCATATGGGTCACCGGACCCGGCATTTTCCTCAGCGCCCTCTCTCCCCCGCTCGGCCTCATCTACGGCCTCCTAATGAAGTCGTCTTCCCACCAGGACGCGAATTTCGTGATGTGGTTCTCGTTCGGCATGTTCATGCTCTATGCCGTAGCGCTCGTGGTCGTGCTGGCGTGAAGCCCTAAGAGGGCTGAATAACCACGTTGAAGGGCGAGTTGACGGCGACTTCCGCAGCGTTTTCAATCAGGATTTCTACCGAGGTTTTGCTTGCGTTGGCGCTTCTGATTTTGACCGGGTTGCCGGTTGTGCCGCCAGCCAGAGAGGGGGTGGCAATAACCACTGAACCGGCTTCTTTAGCCAAGGTGATTTTGTAGACGCCTGTTGAGATCCTGGCAGTCGTCGCGCCGGTCCCAAACAGCAATGAGCCTTCGCCGCCGACCTGGAGCGCGATGGGGAGCCGCAGTTGGAGCCGGTCCGCAATGGCTTTCGTCACCGCCGCCATGTCGGGCGGTTTGTCGGTGCCGAGGAAGTATGGGATTTCATGCGGCGCTGCAGTTTTGCCAGAGACGGCCATCGGGGCTCCTTACAGTTCAGAGGGGAGGATTTCGGCCAAGGCTTTGACCGACGAGAAGGCCGCGGCGAGGTCGGCCACGGTCGTCCATTTCGCTGAGGCAGACACGTCGGCGACGGTCACGCCTTCGATCGCTTCGTATGACAGCCTCTCCCCCGCAGGGAGAGCGGCACGGATCGTCGCGGCGGTGGCAGTCGGGTTCGGGGTCTGGCTGAGCAACGTGCGGATATAGGTTTCGCCCGGCGCCGGCGTCCGCTCATGGATGATTACCAGCGGGTTTTCCCCGGTGAGGCCCCGCCGGGTGGCGATCCGCACCGCTTCAGGCTGCCCGCGCTTCCACCCAGTGGGCTCGCGGATCTCGTCGCGTAGCTGCTGCTCGGTTTGCTCTGGGACGACAACGACACCGACGTACTGAGCCAGGTAGGGCAGGAACTGGGCGGGACACTCGTCAGGGTCCAGCAGGATCGTCCAGCCAGCCTGCCCTTCCCGTTCGCGCACCAGGTCATAGACCGGCTGCGTTGGGTCGCAGAGGGCTTCGCAGAACTTCCGCAGGGAGCCGTCCGTGTCGTCGTCGCGGTGAAAACCTGTCGCGTCGTAAAGCTGTTCCCAGAGTTGCGTTCCTTCTTCAGGCATCAGACTTCGACCGTGATCGAGCCCGCTTCGGTCAGCGGCACCACGCCTTCGAGGGTGATGTCAGCGGTGCCGAGCGAGCCACCTTCTTTGACTAATTCCAGCGTCGCCACCCGATCCACTCCGCCGACTCGATCAACCTCGGAGACAAGCTCGAAGCGATAGACCTTCGTTTGATTGATCCACCCGCCGCTGGTTGAGGCATCGCCCTGGGAGGGGATGCCCCAGTTCGCGGGGGCCAAATATTCTTCGAGACGGGCTTTCACGGCGGCGATGGCGGTCGCGGAGTCAAAGCCGGTTTCGACCACGATTTTCGTTTTGACTTTGATTTTCGTGTACGTCGGATCAGCCACGAAGACCAAAACGCCAGAGGGCACCTTCGCCTCCTGCCGTTCTTGCAGGGCTTCCTTGATCCCCGCGCTGAGTTTGGCTCCCGCGTCATCGACCGGGTAGACCGAGACGCAGAGGGCCTCTTCTTTCGATTCGCTGGCGTTGTATGCCTCCAAGCACTTCGCCCGTGCAATCCCCGCCACGGCCCTTGCGTCGATCTCGAAGTCTCGACCGACAATCAGCGAGAGCGAGAGAAGCTGGAGCGTTTCAACTAGGCGGTTGAGGTAGGCGTCTTCTGGCTCCTCGTCTACTCCGTTGGCCGTGACGCCTTCCAGTTCGATTTTGCTGACGTAGGCCAGAGCGTCGATCAGTTTGGGATCGGCGGAGAGGCCGTTGCCTTCCTCGCCCGGTTCAACCGCAGCGAGTGAGATCGTGCCCGTGGTCGCGCCCGGAGCGATTTCGACGGCTTCGGTGCTGATGAACCCGAGGCTGGTCTGCCCATCCTTTTCGATGGCGACCTGGGTGCCTGCGGGGACCGTGTAGCCCGCGTTGTCCACCATCGTCCATTTGCTTTCCGCCGTGGCGGGAGCGGCCTGAATCGGGGGGACGTTGACGACCGATTCCCCGAACTTCTTGAAGGCTCCGGTGCTGACCAGGGTGGCTTGGTCGAAGATCGATGCGCCGATGCGCGAGAAGGCTTTGATGAGCCATACGTCGAGACCGCCAGCGGCCGGGGTCCAGCCCGCAAAGGCGGATTCGAGGAGCGCGATCGATTCCTGTTCGAGGGTGCTGGCGTCGGCTTCCGCCTCGATGGCGACGAATGTGGTCACGGTGCCGACCTGATGGAGATGCGCTCTGTCATGGCTTCGATCTCTGCCTCTCCAACTAGATGTGCACGGGGCTCCACGGCCGCAACGGCGGCTAGGTAGACCTCTGCGGAAGGGTTGGGGCCGAGCTGGTTAAAGGTCTCGTCCGGGACGCCGTATTCGGGTGCGTCGATCCGAGAGCCGACCGGGGTGCGGAGCGCTGCTTCGACGCAATCCCCGATCTCCTCGATGGAGTCCTGCTCGACCGTGGCGAACTCCGAGGGCGCGGCGCCATCAAAGCGCAGATCGTCCACCCAGAACGTGTAGCCCGCTTTGATCTGAGTAATGACCGAGAAGCCGGTGGTGCCCGAGAGTGTCGGGGTGTACTCAAGCTCAAGTAGCTGCCACGCTTTGCTCGCCGTGATGAGCTGAGATTTGACGCCGATCGTTTCGTCGCCAGCGAGCATGTAGAGCAACTCCCCGCCCGCGTTGCCCAGTACGCGGGCTGAGACGTGATAGGTGACCCCGGCCTCAACCTCGATTACGTTGCCGCTGTCAGCGCCTTCCTGGATTTTGGCGTTCGCCGTGACGACTTTGGTCCCGGGCGCGGTGCCGAAGTAGACCGCAGGATCATCGGTAACCGTCGAGCCTTTGGCGGTGCGGTAGGTGTCGATTTCCCCCGATGGAGTTCCCGTGAAGAGATTGGGAGCCGGGCCGGTCGTCCGCAGCGCAAGCGGCACACGAAAATGAGGAATGGCGGTCACGGCGATGCTCCTTTCGAGGGTCGAGCTAGGTGGCCAGCACCATCACGACTCGCGACATGAAGACCAGGGGTTTGACCACGCCGTCTGATTTCAGGCGGTGGCCCAGGTTGCGGGCGAGCCCGTCTTTGCGGGTTTCATTCCAGAGGGCTGCAACCGCAGCGGTGACGATCGGGGTTTCGTGAACCGGCGTAATTTTTGACTGGCCGGTCAGTTCTGTGATTGGGAAGAATTCCCCGGGGATTTCACCGATAGGCGATTTGAAGCCGACCAACTGGAGGCCACAAGCCGTGCCGCCCAGCGAATTCCAGGCAACGTCCCAAAAGGCTCTGACGACTGTGCCGGTGACCATCGAGTCAAGGGGCTGGAAAGAGGAGCTGAAAGCAGACCCGGGCGCGGCGTAGGACGTGATCGAAAGATCGCCCTCGAGAGCCTCGGCGGCGCGAGGCTCCGGGCCGAAAATCTCAATCGTGTATGGGGTGAGAGGTCTCGGAACATCTGGCACGGCGTCAGCCGCGGGCCACCAGGTCAGGATGACCCCCGGGCCGTCCCCGTTCTCGGAGACCTTCGCTCGGTCGCCCTTCTTCGGGTAGAAGGCGCCCGCCTCGGTCGTGTAGGGCATCCAGGGGCAGGGGTCCGTCGCTGCCGAGGGATCGACGCTCGGAATCGTGCAGGTAACGAGCTGGCCTGCTTTCGTGGCGTCTTCGTTGACCACGGCCTCGAAGACCTGGCCGGGTGGGAGCTGTACCGACTCGCCGGAGAGCTTGCTTAGGTCGGGCACGCTCAGAAACCTTTCGGATGTCTCTTGACGTTGAACTGCGTCAGGAAGGTCTTGACCTGGGAGGGGTCGACGTGGCCGGCGCCACCGTTCGGGTTCGTGTTCTCTCCCCCGCCCCCCGACTCGAACACGTCTTTGCCGATCTTGATCGCGGTGTGTTCTTCTTCGGAGTCCCCGCTGGTCTTGACGTAAACGGTGATTTCGCTGCCCGCCCCCGCTTCGCCCCAAGCAGCAAGGCCGGTGGTGTTCGTTGGCGCGTTGAGGAAACCGCCGACATGGAGCAGGAAGGAGACGAAGCCCGAACAGTCGTAGGGGCCGGTGAAGAGGGCATCGTGACCTCCATCCCACAGGTACCTCCGCTGCTTCGCTGCCTCGGCTTCAGCGGCCCGGAGCATTTCCTGGGCGGGAGCGGTCCCCGCTGCGGAACCTTCCAATGCGGCGAGACCTTCAACGGTTTTCGTCGTGGCCGCAGGCTCAGGGAGCGGCGCGGTCGGCTTTTTCAGCGTGACCGTGGCGAGGCGAGATTCCGTATCTCCGCCGAGAGGGCTTTCGATCGAGGTGACGAGGTATCGGCCCTTGCCTTCATGGGTCGCGGCTTTGACGGCCGAGGCGATGGCTGGGGCTTTCTTGTCCTTCGGGGGAGCGTCTCCGCTGCCAAAGCTCGCGGGGCCGTAGCCAGCCACCGTCACCACGGCGCCGGGAGGAACGCCCCACTTCTTGACGCGAGCGGTGACCGTGACCTCGGTGACCGGCATTCCGGTGTCGTATTCGAAGTCGACGGTTTCGATGCCCTCGGTGTCCTGGTCGATCGCAAGCCGCACTTCGCCCCGGATCAGTTCGATCTCGTCGATGAAGAAGAAGCGGCCGGCGACGATAAACGCCCGCCAGTTGACCTCTTTTGCAAGGCGCTGGATCGCGGCCCAGTAGGTCTCGTTGGCCCCGACCTTGAACTCGTAGGGCTCGGTGACTTCGATGGAGCCCGACGTTTCCCCGCCTTCGAAGCCTTCGACCCATTCCCGCGCTTCGGTCTGGTAGGGCGCGTAGACACTGGCCCCCGCCGCTGGTCCCTGGACCTGATTGGCGACTTCCGCCGCCGACCAAGTTGGGTGGGCGTTGGAGAGCTTGATTGCCCCGCCTGCTCCGGTGAAGCCCTCGGTCAGGAACAGGTGGACGCAATGCTCCACGTCGAGCCGTTCGGAGAGCGAGCCATGTTCGGCGAGAAGCTGTAGGACGCCGACGCTGGAGCCGGTGCCGCTGTGGGTGTTGCGGCATTCGGACTCGTCAATTAGGGCAGCGACGAGGGCGACACGGGCCTTGAGCGGGGCGCTCAGAGACTCGGCCACGCGCAGGGCGCGGTCTACCATTTCGGTCTGTTCGGCGTCGGCCGCGTGGCCCTTGACCTTGCCCCCGGAAGCTCCGACGCCTTTGCCCCGGTTGGCTTTCGATTCTTCTTTGGCCTTCGCCCCCTGGGCTTTCTTTTCAATCGGCTGCTTGGCGTGAAGCTGGGGACAGAAGAAGTCAAGGGACGGGTTGGCCTCGTTGACCAGGGACTTGACGAACTCGGCGCGGGTGGTGCCCTTGGAGCCTGCGCCGTTGGGTTCGCGGAAGGCTCGTTTCGGCCCGGTGAGTTCGCGGATCTTCGCAACGTCGCGGTCCTCGAGCGTGAGGCTGAGATTCTTGCCCGTCTTGCTCAGTCCGACGTAGCGGAAGTGCAGGCCGTCCAGCTCGGCGTCGAACTTTTCGGCAAGTAGCGAGTGCTGCAAGAAGCTCAGGTTCGGGTCGTAGATCGGAACCGCGACCGTGCTCGCGCCTTCGGTGGTGCGGGTGAGCATCGGCGTCGGAGTGATTCCGCCGCCGACCACGATCGCGACGTCCTTGACCGTCCTGCCGCTGCGAAGGGTGAGGTCTCCAATGTCCGAGGCTGTGCCCTGAACGCGCTTGGCGTCGCTCATAGCCGGATGACGCGACCGGCCGGGAGGATGCGGTGAGGATCAGCGATGGAATTTTTAGGCCCAATCAGGGTCCATTTGCGCCAGTCTCCGAACTCCCGCGCCGCGATCTTCGCCAGGTTGTCCCCGGGCTTCGTAACGACAGTCAGCGCCCGGTTGTCGGCAACCCCGAATCGGTCCTTGTGGCGCTTCTTACCCCGCAACCGGACCTCATCGGGTGGCACGTACTCGAGGACGGAGAGCGTGAGAGCTTGGCGCAGGATCGTTCCGTTGTCGGAGCGGATCGTGCTGCCCGGGTCGAGGGCGATTCCTCCATCCGGCAGCACCCAATGCGCTTCAGGGAAGTAGATCGGCCCGTCGATTTCAAAGACCGGCGGGGGGCCTTCGGTGTCGCGGCCCAGGGCGAGGATGTTCTTCAGGTCGCGTTCGACCGATTCGTCCGGGTAGCCGTCGAGCATTACCGGGATGTCCTGGGTCAACGGGCCCTGCCCGACCCAATCGGTCAGGGCTACGTCGTCTATCCGTTCAACGGTCTGCCAGCCGCCCAGGCCGCCTGTGAGGGTGGCCGGGCCGTCCCCCATGTCCACCCAGAAGTCGAGGTGAGCTTCCCGGGCAACGATGTGGAGGCGCATCCCTGCGTCCTGCGCCACTCGCGCTCTTGCGATTTTGGGGCTCATGCCCGGGCCGCCGCTCTATTGGCGTGGCGGGCGACGGCAAGGGAGACCTCTTTGCCGTCGATGTAGAGGTGGAAGTGCTGCTCCAGCATGTCCGCGAAGTTGCGGCGCGGAGCTGCGCTTGGCCTAGGAGTCTTCTTGCCGCTCTTACCCCCCGGCGCGGGGATGAGTTTCCCGCCCGGGCCGTCGAACATGCCGTGGTGGATCGCGTTTTTGGCCTGCCCGCGCTGCTGTTCAAGGGAGTTATGGCCGTGGTGCCAGTTGACGTGTCCGATTTCCGGCGCTTCGATCCCCATGAAGGCGAGAGCATTCGATTCATCGAGGCCCTTGTTGATTGCGTCGATGAGGGTGTTGACGAAGTTTTCACCCGCCGTCCAGGCCCAGTCGTGCATCGCCTTTTTGGTGCTGTTGGAGAGGTGATTGTAAATCTGGGTGCCGACATAGACACCGAGGAGAGCAACACCAGCGACGACTCCAATCGTGAACGCTCGGCCCGATGTAATCCCGAGAGCTTTGAACCTTGTCTCGAATATCTGGCCGAGAGTCGAACCCGCTGCAAGCTCAGCCGCGACCCCCGGCACCAACGTTTTCGCCAGCCCGACGACGATCTCATTGCCGACCTTTCCTGCGACGACTCGGATCAACTCGCCACCCCCCATGAAGTGGATGAGCCAGGCGGAGATGACGAGCTTGCCGAGGAGGTTGGAGTGGACGAAGCCTTCCCACACCGCGCCCGCCAGAGCCAGGCCCAGCTTCCCGCCGCTTTCCGCGACTTTCGGAAGGGCCTGGCTGATGACTTCGATCAGCGTGTTCTCCAGACCTTCGAACTGGCCTTGGATCGCGGTGATCTTTTCCGCCCCGCTCATCTTCGGGCTGTTGAGGGTCTTGATGAACTGCTGGAGCTGTTCCTCGCCGCCTTCAAGCGCAGGGAGAAGGGCGACGGTGAGGGTGGTTTTCAGAGCCTGCATCGCGATTTTCGACTCGCGCTGAGACTGAACGAACTTCATTAGTTCGCCCTCAGTCATATTGCTCAGGGCGCCGCCATACTTATCCGTCCAGTGGAGCTGTTCCTTTAGCCCTTTGACACCTTCGGAGAAGAGTGGGAGAAGCGATTGGTAGCCTTTGCCAAGAAGGGCTTTGGCGGCGGTCATCCGCACCGTGCCGCCCTTCTCTTCGCCTAACGCTTTGGCGGTCCGCATGATGGTCCAGTTGAAGTTGCCGGCGTGCTTGGTCAGTTCCTGTTGACCGATTCCGAGCTGGTGCCAGGAGGTGAGCAGAGAGCCGCCCTTGCGGCCTGCTTCCACGGCATGGGAGGAGAGCGTGGCGAACGCGGTATTGAGGGATTTGGTGTCGATTTCGCGGGCTTGCGCAACCGCGCCCCAGCGTGAAGCAGCTTTGGTGCTTATCCCGAGGTTGCGACTCAGCCCAACGGTCGTCTTCGCCAGTTCGGTGGTGCTGTGAACTGCCGACTGGAGGGCGAAAACACCGGAGACCCCGAGGATGCCGAGGCCGTACTTGGCTGCCCGTCCCAACGCGCCGTAGCTCTTAGTTAGGACGCTGTTGACCTTCGCCGCTTTGCTCGACTCACCGGAGGTCTTGCGAGTGGCGGTACCAACGCCTTTGATCCCTTTTGTCGCTACACCCGTCCCCTCGGCCACTTCCTTGGCCCCGAGGAGTTTCATGCGGATCTCTATGAGATCGTTCTTTGTAGCCAAGGGGTCGCCCTTCCTATGAGCCGAAGATGGTCTGGGCGACCGCCTCAGCGAGGTCGCGGTGCTGCGCCTTGCGGTGTTCCTCGGCCCCCTTGAGGACGGCTTCGAAGATCAACTCCTCTGGGCCGAGAGGGACGCGGAGAGCGACCCACGGATCACCGCCAAGGGCCAGCACCCGTGCGGCTTGATTGGCCGCTACATCGCCCTCAAGGGCCTCTAAAAATCCGCGTCGTCGTTGGCCCGGGTACTCTCCATCCAGCGGGAAATCTGCGCCACATGGGCAATGACCGAGAGGTCAGTCGGGAAGATCGCCAAGATCAACTCGCGCACCAGTTTCGTCTCTACGCCGAGGGCCTCGGCAAGGCGGCTGTCATAGACGATCGGTTCGTCCCCGAAGGACTCCTCGGTCTCATTGAGTGGAATCTCGGAGTCGTCCTCGGCGAGCGTGTAGAAGCCCACGCAAGCTGCCGCGATGGTGTCGCAGTTGACCTTCAGCTCGGCTCGCGGATCGTTGGCCGCTGCCATCTCCTCGCCCTTCTCGCGGAGCTTCTTCAACTCCTCGAAATCCAGCACCCGGTAGGCCGCGACCAGATCGGCCCCGTATTCGGGGATCTCCAGTTTCAGGGGGTCGCGCTTGGTGCGGACCTTCCTGCGCTTCTCCTTGAGGCTGTCGAGCCTGTTCTCGGCCGGCTTCGCGCTCGGCTGAACGGGCTTGTCATCTACGGACGGGCCATCGTGGCCCTCAGGCGTCGCGCCTGGCTCCATGAGTTGCTCCTTATGTAGGCGCGGTTAGCGCGTGTGGGTGCTTACGGGTGGTGACGCTTGACGTGGCAGGCGTGACAGAGCCAGTCCACGTCGTAAAACTTGGAGTAATCGGCGTGGTGGCCCTGTAGGCGATGCTTCTCGAATTGCTCACCACAGTCTTCGCACCGGTTGGGCTTTGCGACCTTTCCTTCGTAGACCGCGTTTCTCAAATTCGCTCTCGCTCGAGCCCTCTCCGGATTTCGCGCCTCTGCGCGAACACGACTTGCCTGCATCCGCTCCGGGTTCTTGGCCCTCCACCGTCTGTTAGTAGCGGCCTTGCGGTCCGGGTTCGCCCGTTTCCACTCGGCGGTGCGCTGAGAGTGGCACGGACGGCAGCATCCGCAGCGACCATCACTCTTTGCACGGTCGCGGTTGAAATCATCGAGCGGCTTGCTCTCACCGCACCGCGCACACCGCTTGTAGGCTTGCTCTGGCATCGGGGGTTCCTCCCGTTGTCCGGCCCCCGACAGCCTCAAACTGTGCGGGGGCATTTTCGTATCTAGAGCAGCCATTTTAGCGTCGCCTTAGGCGGTGGAACCTCAGGCTACGGTCCCATCCACGGAAACAACAATGACCACTTGCGCTGCCCCAGAGTCGGTGGAGTCGCGGTCCGGCGGCGTGACGGTCTTGAGCTTGCCGGTCTGGACGATGGCCGTCCCGAAGGGGTTGTCGTCGGCGTCGAGCGGCTGATCCTTGACGGTGACCCGGGCCTTGCCGGCCTTGTTCATCCAGCCCTTGATCTGCCCCAGATCCCGCGTCAGGTCGAACGTGCGGGTGAGGGTGATCGGGCCCGGAATCTGTTTCCCGCCCAGAGAGACCGGAGCCTGGCGGGCGCCGGGGTAAATCTGGGTGTCGTCGGAGTCAACTTCGCCCCCCGATTTCATCTCCCAGATGCCGGTATCAATACCGTCGATGGAGACGGTAATAGCCGATTGGTCTTTGCGGTTGCCGGCCATTATTTCGCCTCCACATTCACGTCGATTTCGATAGTTCGAGCCGAGCCGGTGATGTCAACCGACAGGCTCGCCTTCAGCTTTTTTTCGCCGATGGTTTTTTCGGTGTTGACCGGATCGCTCACCTGAACCGTGTAGGCGTCCTCGGGGGTCTCCCCGAACAGGGCTTCCTTGTCGAACAGCGGCAGGAGGACATCGCCGTTGATGTCGTTGCCGAAGTCCGCGATCTCGTTGAGCGAGATCTGGCGGAACAGGTGCTTGCGACCGACTTCGTTGGCTCCCGACTTGATCTGCATGATGCAGCGGTTGTTGGAGAGCAGCAGGTAGGTGTCGTCCACGACGCCGTTGACCAGCGAGAGGTCGTCGTAGGTGACGACCGCGCCGCCGATAACGCGGGCGACGTTGACGCCTGCGTCGGCGAGGGTGCCGCGTTCGGTTTCAGTCCAGCCAGCCTGCGAGAGGCCGGTGGCGTACCGAGCGACGCCCCGCTCCTCCCCCGCGATGGCGAGGTTGGAGTTGCCGCTGGCCCCGTCTGAGCGAGCGGTAAGGCCCGCCTGTACGGCGCAGTAGGGCACCGTGCGGGTTGTCCCCAGGGTCAGGCCCGGAATGACCGCCCAGGGAGCGAACAGACCCCCGTAGCGAGCCGTGGACTGTTCGCGCAGGGTGGCCGCCTGCGCGGTGAGGGTGCCGACCGTCGCCGTGTCGGTGCCGTCAAGCAGCGCGACGCGGTTGTAGGTGCTGGCGTGGGTTAGGAGGTTTTTCTGCGCTTCCGCAGTCGTCCTCCCTGGCGAGGAGACCTGGCCGGGGCCGAGGGATTTTCCGAACAGCGCGAGCGCCGTGGACCACTGGGTCTCGGTGATGTTTTCGTGGTCGTCGGTGCCCGACGCGAGTTCTTTGGTCGCCGCAGACGGGAGACCTTTGCCGAGGTCTTCGAAGCGCACGTAGCTCGAGCCAGCGGCCCAGGACACGGCTTCCGCGTTGGTCGTGAACGAGGGCGATTCCTCCACGACGACGCCGTTGTATTTGACCTGATAGACGCGGGTGGTGCTTGCGCCCACGATCACGACGGCGATGCTGTTGCCGTAGACCCCCGCGCTGGCCGCTGAGATTTTCAGCGTATTTTCCGAGCTGCCGTTTTTCGCGGTGATCGTGGCGACGACTGGCGAGGGGCCAACCGCTCGCCCGACATACGCCTGGTTGCCGCCCTCTTCGAAGAAGGTCTGCAGGGCGTCATAGAGGTACCCGTAGGAGACCCGTTCGCCGTACTCCGCGACGTATCCCGCGATGTTTTTGACCAGAACGGGCGCGTTGGTGCGACCCCGCTCGGTGATTCCGGTGACGAACCACGTCCCGGTATCGGTGGGGATCGACGTTGATGGTGCGCCTGACCCCGAGGTGACTTTGACGGTGGGTGCCGGTGTCACTTGGACTCCTCCTGTTTCGTGCTTTTTCGGGGCTGACGCTTCGGAGGCAGCAGCACAAGCCGTCCCTCATCGATCAACCACTTGTCGTGTGGATCACTTGGCTTCACCCGCTTGGTAACTGCGCCTGAAGCGACCATCTGGCCGCAGGCGAGATCCACAGGGCGAGGCCAGGTGACCCGGTATCGCTGGGCCATCCGTGCCTCCGTTGGGAACTACGTCAGTTGGTCTTTTCGACCGAGACTTCGACTGTTTCGACTTCAGGCCAGTCGGAATAAGGCTCTGCGTCCGGTGCTTTCGGACCGCCGCCGATCTGGGCAACGTTCTCGCGCTCGATCGTGAAGCTCGCCGCCGTACCGATGATGGATCGCCGGTCCCCGACGTCTCGGAGCGTGTAAGACTCCCCGCCCCAGTCGGTGCCTTTCATCCCGGCACCGAGAGAGCGCTTGCGGAGAAGCGCTCCGCGGGCGGCAACGAGGTAAAGGATCGCGTTCCGTCGTGCCTCGAGCTCGGTCGCGGCGACAGCTTCGACACAGACCTGAATGGGCCATTTCGCGTCGTAGTGCCCTGAGCGCTCAATCGGGGGTTCGGTGCCGCCATTTACGACCACAACCGCTGGCAGTTGGGACTCGGGGAAGCGAGCAAACTCCGATACGACCGTCAGAGAGCGGGGAGCTTCAAGCGGGTCGATGCCCCGGTCTGCCGCCACCGCCCGCAGGTAGGTGGGCATCCATTCGCTCAGAACGTCCAGCAAGGCGGCGTCGATCAGGTCGCCGCCGAAGAGAGAGCCGAATATCGTCATCGGCCGTGGACGATGTAGGTGGAGACCGTGGTGAGGATCTCCTCTTCCTCGGAGTGGGTGACGCCGACGAGCTTGCGGGCCACCTCGCCCGTGTTGTGGGAACCGGCGCTGCCCTTGGTACCCCGTGCGAAGACCGAGTACCAGACACCTGTACCGGCCCGTGCGCCTTTGCGGGTCGCCCCGGTGCGCTTCCCCTTGCCGCCGGTCAGGGATGCCGCGAGAGCGCCTGTCTTGCCGTGCAACGGGCGGGGGTCGAGCCCTTCGCGGGCCTTGCGTTCCTTCGTCGCCTCTGTAAGGGGTGCCCAGGGCGCTCCGATGTGGGAACCGGCAGACTCGAAGTTCTCCCGGTTGGACTTGATGAGGATCTCTTTGACCTGTTTGGTCGCCGGCCGTGCGTCGTTGGCCCGCTCGATCATCTTCTCGAGGTCGAGCAGCACCTTCTCGTCTCCGATGACCTCGGTATCGACTCGCATCAGGGGAGAAGTTCTGCCGTGGAGAGCAAACCGGCGCCCGCAACATCGGAGCGCTGCCGCAGCGAGTAGAGGCCCTTCTTTGTGGCGCTGGTGTCGGGAAGGGAGTCGATCAAGGAGGCCATGCCCGACTCAAAGAGTTTCTGGAGGTTGTCGTAGGCCGACTGTTCGCTGTTGGTCTGCTCGGGGAAATAGGAGAGCTCGACACCCATCGAGGCCCTGATCGCGGCTAGCTCGCGGGCGTAAGCGCGAAGGTCGTCCGACGGCAGTTCATCCGTGCCGAGCCTCGCGCCAATCTCGGTGACGGCTCGCCCAATCAGGAGTTGGACCTGCCCTTTGGTGGGCCGGGTCGTGTCGGAAAAGACTCCGCTCTCGGTGCTCATGTCCTGCGTACGTGCCCGGAGGATCGTCGCCACGTCAGCCGTCGTCGGGCGCCAGTCAACCCCGGAGCCATCGTCGTAAGCCGGATCAGTGGGCGGCGACTCGTTTTCGTTGACATCGAGGAAGACCAGACGGAAGAAGGCTTCAGCTACGTCGCTCGCGAAGGTCACGTTCCGCTTCTGCGGTGCGTTCGGATCGGTGTCTACCGGGCTGAGGGAGAGGATCGGGTCTGCCGTCCACGGCCCGTCCTCGTTCTCGGAGTGTTCGGGGCGGACCTGTATCCAGGGAATGCCGTCGATCCTGCGCGGCGGTCGGGCATCGAGAAGGGTGTGGATAACGCTCATACGAGGCTCATTTCTCCTGGGTTGCCGCTCGTCTCAGGCGCAGGGGTTCCGGTCTCGCCACGCTGGAAGTTGCCGCGGTCTCCTGGGTGGTGCCCGATTACCGTCCGAGCGTGGGAGTGGCCGGTCAGGGCGAGGACGCCTGCGACCGTCTCGGCCTGGATCTGGCGCTCATGCGGAGCGCCACCAAGAACCAGAGTGCATTCGGGGCTATCTCCGAACCGCTCTACATCGACAGCTACTCCGGTAAGGGTGGCTTCGCCAGAAAGCGCAATCCTGCGGCTAAGCGCCTCCTGGTTACTACCCGTGAGAAACAGCGCCCCGGTCGGCGCGATCCGGCCAGCCTGTTCCCAGAAGTCGGAGGCGTGTCCGGTCAGTTCGGGGAAGGCCCCAGGGGCCTCGGTGATGATCTTGCGATCTGCGCTGGCACCGCTGAGAGCGATCGTGCCCGTCGGTTTGACCGCCTGCGTCCACCCGCTGAGGGTCGTGCCGCTGAGGATCAGGGTTCCGGTGGGCGCGTCGGCGCCGACCCGGCGCTCCTGGGTCGTGCGCCCGAGCAGGGTTTCGGTCCCCAACAGGGTTTCCGGGCCGAGAAGGAGCTGCCCTTCGTGGAGGGTCATCGCCCCGACTGGTTTGTCGGTGTAGATCCGCTGCTCTTTGGCCGGCTGGGGGCCAAGTAGGGTGAGGCCGCCTAGCAGCGTTTCAGCGCCGAGCTCGAGCAGCGGGAGGGCGAGGCGCATCGTGCCGGTGACGGTCGCCTCGGTGATCCGGTGCGCGTCGATGAGGGTGCCGCCGAGGGTCATCATCCCGACCAAGGCATCGCTATCGTGGCGGGACTCGACGATCGACCCCGAGAGCGTGGCGGTGCCCGCCAGCGCAGTCGATCGTTTCAAGGTGACGACGACGGCTCCCGACAGGGTGAAGGTGCCGCTCGGTTGATCGGTGCCGATGCGGGCCTCGGCGATCGGCTGCGCCCCGAGCAGGGTGCCCGAGCCGAGGAGAGTTCCCGAGCCGAGGAGTAGGCCGATCGGCGCTAGGGAGAGGGTGCCGCTGGCGCTATCAGTGAAGGTCGTCATCGGCGCTCACTGGTAGCACCCAATCGACGGTTTGGAGCCGCGTGGGCGGCCGAGGATGTCCACTTTCGGTGCGTAGGTCGTCTCCCCGGCTTCCTTGGCGGGAGAGCTGGCCTGTAGTTCGTAGTTCCCGTCTTCTTCGTAGGGAGCCGTTGGGAGATTCACGAATTTGGGATCGGCGGCGACGATGTCGTGAGCGCCCATAGAAGCGGGTTCGGCCATATAGAGGTTGTAGTCGCGCACCGCGGAGGTCGAGCCGCTGCCGGATTTCCACGAGGAGAAGATGTTCCCAACTTCGATTGAGTCGGTCGTCGCGCCTTTGTTGCCATCGAGCCAGTAGCCGCCACCCATGTTTGGCGTTATGACGTCGTTGTAAATGAATTCGGCGCCAGTTGCACCCTCCTGAGTGACTGCGACTGATGCCGTCGTGAGTTGGCTGGCGATCAGGGAGTTGACGACCTTGAGGTTAGATATCGGCCCAGTTTCGGCCTGGAAGAAGAGCATCTGCGCTCCGCCCGTGCGTTTGGCCGTGGCAGTTTGAAGGACGAAGCAACTATCGATCAGCATCCGGTGGACATCTCCGGTTAGCTGAATATGGTCGGGGTGGGGTTCGTCGGTGGGGTTTTCCTGACCGCAGTTTTTGATGTAGCACCGGAAGAAGCGGATGTCTTCCCAGCTACCCAGTTCGAAAATGTCGCCGTGAATGTCTTCCATCGTGCATTCGATGAAGTGCAGGTAGCGGCTGCGGTTGATGTCGAGGTTGCCGCCGATGTGACCGCCCGTGACGCCAGTGGCGATGTGGTGCATGTAGACGCGGGTGAACTTGACCCAGCGGTTCTTGAAGCTCAGCGAGACCGCCGCGCCGGTCCCGACTGTGTAGAGGCCGGTGGTGATCTCAAGGTCGGAGAATTGAAGGCCGACGTTTTCGCCGTGGACCTTGATGGTTTCTATTTTCGCGCTTGCCGCTATGCCACGGGGACCGGCGTAGGGGCCGCGAACGGTGAGTGCCGAGCTACCCTCCAGGTCGAGTTGGCCAGTGATGACCGTCCCGGCTTCCATCCAAATCCTGCTGCGGTTAACGAATTTGCGAGTCAGTTCAAATCCCGCGTAGCTTCCAGTCCGCAAGACGAGGGTGCTTCCGTCGTCAGGCATTGTTGCGACGCCGTGTTCAAAGGTTTTCCATGGGTTCAGACTCGTCCCGGTGCCGGTCGAGTCAGACCCCGTGGGGTCGGCGTAGTAAAGGCTGCTCATACGACATGCGCCTGCATAGTTGAGGGCTGTGGCGTAGTGACAAGAAACCCAAGATGCACTCCTGACGAGACCGCCGGGGTTCCGCTCTCTGACGCTGCCAACACGACATTGAAGTCCCCAGCCAAGGTCGCGGTTTCGGGGGTGTTGCCAGCCGTCGCTTCCCCTTCGATTTTCACGGACACGGGCGTAGCGGAGCCAGCGTCCTTTATGGTCAGGGTCCTACTCTTACCCGCCCCCGGGGCCGTAGCGAGCTTCACATACATCGGCCCGATCTTGGCGGCGGGGAAGTACCCGGGCCGTTCGGCTTCCGTGGCGTTGTATGAAGCTGCGGTGCCGATCGGGTACGTATAGACCGTCCCGGTCGGAGAGGGCTGATTCGGGTTGCCGAATCCGTAAAAGCTCTGCCCGGGGGTTGTCGGTTTGACACTCAGACACCATGCGGAGTGGGCGAGCGAAGGGGTGCCAGCGGGAACAATTCTTATTGCGAGAAGTTCGCCTGCGGTCATCGCCTGTTCGCCGGACGTCGATCCGGTAGTTGCGCTCGTCCCTTCAATTTTTACGGCGAGGGCGGCCGTTGCGCCGACAAGGGCGCTGTAGGTATAGCTCTTGCCACTTCCCGATGCGGCACTCTGGCGAACGTAGAGCTTCTTGGCGGTAAATTCGCCGGGAATAACAACGGCGCCTTCTTCCACTCCTGTCACTAGAGCCACATTTATCAAGAACGGATTGTGATAGTTGGTGGCCGATGTAGATGCGTTTCCGTTCACGCCGCCCATCACAAAGAAGTTGCCACTGGCAGTAGAGGCAACGACCGAGGTTCCGATAGGACTTTCCGCCGGGGCACCCGTCGGCACGACTGAAATAGAAAGCGTTTCGCCTTCAGCCACTTCGACGGAGCCTGTCCAGGTCGCCGTTTTGGACGCACCTTCGATTGTTACCGTCGCTGCGGTGTTAGTAGTTCCCTGCTTGCGTATTGTGATGACCCATTTGGCTGCGCCCCCGGGAGCGGTCTGCAACGAAACGGTAAATGCGGTGAGTGTGCAGGCCTCGCTCACCGGCACGAGCCAGTGCGACTCGGTGGCATCCGTCGCGGTCGCATCCATGGAAACCGCCATATAAGTCGTTTCCGAGGGAGATGCTTTCCCCCCTTTGCCAATAATCGGGAATTGCATCAGGCGACCGTCTGTTCGAGAACCAACTCCACGGTCAGATTCTTCGGCGTACCTTCGACCGCGGTGACGACTATGGCGAGTAGATCGTGGTCAGCGACCGCAACCGCAGTCGGGGTGACGCCTTCAGCGGTGGTTTTCGCAGTCAGCCCCGTGAAGCCGGTGATTTCCGTCCCGTTCTTCGTCAGTTTGAAGGTGACTTTGGTGCCGCTACCAATGATCGCCCGGCACTCGACCAGTTTTGCCGTCTGGCCGCTGAGTAGGGAGACGAACGCTGGCGGGATTGCGTTCGTCTGTTCTTCGGGGACTTTGATTTCCCCGGCGACGATGAAGTTCATCGGGACGTTGAAGGAGATTGTCTTGCGGGTGAGACGGCCGAAGGTGACCGCCGTGGTGCCGACTGTCACCGCCGCCGTGTTCGTGCAGCGCAACTCGACGCCGCCCCAGGCGGTCCCGGTGACGATCAAGACCGTGGCGCCGACGAACTCGCCGGTCTGATCCATCTCCGGCACGCGAGTCAGGACGTATTTGGCCCCGGCAGTGCCTTCCGTCGTGCATTTGTAGAGGCCGTTTTTCTTTCCTTCGGCCTCTTCGGTGACCAGGACGCGATCACCCAACGCGACGGTCGTGCCGTCGACGGTGAGTACCCCGTTCGCCGTCGCTGTCAGCGTCGCGCCGACGCCAGAGGTCCCGTTCGCGTAGACGTTGGTCGGCAACGCCGCCGCAGTCGCTAGGCGGGCCGCAGACTTGGTCGTGCGGGCGTTCAGGAGCGTGCAGAGCAGGGCGATCGTCGCCCACTTGACATCAGACGATTCGGCTTCCGCAGAAAGCGGGACCGAGGCCGCGAGAACCTTGTCGCGAATATCGGCCGCATAGACGACCCCGGAAACGTCGAGATCGGCGAGGGCTTCACTCAGGGCTTCAATTTCTGCGGTGCTTGCCCCCAGTCCTTCTTCCGCGAGTTTCGCCAGCGCGGCGATCGAGGCTTTGAGGCGAGCAGCGGTAAGAGGAGTAGACGGGTCGCTGTCGTTCCACGGCGCCGAGGGATCGGTGAAGGCCATCGAACTAGGTGAGGGTCAGGGTCGGAGTGACCTGCTCGGTGGTGTTCGCCTGCGAGAGATCGCGGGCACCGCCACCAGCTTGCAAATTCCACGCGCAGATTGCCTTGCCCGAGTTGTCGGCGGAAGTGACGAGGATCACTGACTTGACCGAGGCGGGCCAGTCAGTGTGCGCTTCGGTTTTCCATTCCATCTGGGCGAAGGAAACGACGCCACTCGCGGCGGTCGGCTCAGACTGGCTCTGTCGGGCGTACCCGGTGCCGGTGATCTCACCGACCCCTCCGGCGAGGGTGTCTTCGGCTTTGAGTGTGCCGGTCCCCGAGCAGGGCTTTGTGGACAGCAGGAAACGGCAGGTGGCGGGCAGGCCGTTGTTGATCAGCTCGGTCTTGCCCTCGTTGAAGTCGATGAAATCGGCCATTGTGTTGCCCTCCTAGAGCAAGAGTCCGTCTGGTATTTCGGAGATGTAGATGTCCTGCGGCGGGACTTCGGCGATCACGTTCTCTTCGGAGTCGAGGTCGTCGCCGGGGTAGCCCACCTGAGCCTCGAGAGCAGCAAGAAGAGGAGGACGCCAGGCAACGTCGAGCGCCACGCGGGCATCGCGGTTTCCCGCAAGACCCACGAACCGCGCCCGCCGTGCCTGACGCCGAGCGGTGAGCTGCGTCCTATACAGCTCGGCCCGTTCCTCCTCGTTCATGCTCAGCTACGGCTGACCGTGACTCGGACCTCGCCGCCCACATCGGCAAGACCTTCGCCGACGTGTTCGGACTTCCAGCCCAGCACGTCACCTTCAGCGACCACCAGTTTTTTGGCTTCGCCGAGGGTCAGAGCCGTCTCAACCAGCGCACCGGCATTCACGCCGTTGACCAGTTTCAATTCGGCGACGACGGCGGTGCCTTCGTCTTTTGCGCCGAGATTGATGAGCTTCAGGGTGCGGCTGTTGGTGTCCGCTCCCGTGATTTTCGAGACGGCGATGTAGGAGACGCCGGTGACGGTCCCCGCGAAGGGAGCCGTGCCGACGGCGACCGTGATGTCCGAGCCTTTGGCTGTGGCATCGGTATCGGCGGTCAGCCTCTTGGTGAGCGGAGCGGTATCGGTCATCAGTTCTCCTCACCGGTCGGGTGAACGATCCGGCTGTTGGAATCGGGCACGGCCGGGGGGCTGTCAGGCCCCGACTCCAGCGAGTGCGCGGAATTGGGCAGGGGGTCGACCTTGGTGCCGAGGAAACCCTGATCCTCGAGCTTGTCGACGGTCTTCTGAACCTCGGCCTGGCCGGCGTCGGTCTTCTTCGCAGTCATCGTGGGATGACTCCTTTCGTGTCTGCTCATAGTGATAGGTTTAGACTCATGCCCAAAGCAGCGAAAACCGAGGAGGAGTACGTCGAACGATTCTGGTCCCGGGTCGCGAAAACTGAGGACTGTTGGGCTTGGACGGGAGCGACCTCGGCGGCTGGCTACGGACAGATGGGCCATCGTCGGGTGGTGCGCTATACGCATCGCATTTCGTGGGAACTCCAGTTCGGAGCGATCCCAGATGGCAAGGTGGTTTGCCACCGCTGCGACAACCCACCATGTGTACGCCCCGACCACCTTTTCCTTGGCGATAAGGGGGACAACGCCCGAGACTGCGCCAGCAAGTTCCGGGGGAACGGGCGCAAACACAGTCCGGTCGCTCGCCTAACCGACGAGCAGGTACTTGAGATTCGTTCCCTGTACCAAGCGGGAGGGCCTTCACAAGCTGCCCTCGCCGCTCAGTACGGAGTTGCCCAAATGACGATCAGCAAGATCGTCAGGGGCGAGACTTGGAAACGCCTCCTGTAGCTACGGCTTCAGGAGGACGCCAGCGGGATAACGTTTCGTTTCATCCTGCTGTTCGTACGAAATCGTGTTGGCGGTCTGCCAACCGGCTCGGAAGGTCACCCGCATCGCAACCATGTCCTGCTGGGCGAGGTTGTAGACGATGCTGCCTTCGCCGTCCTGAATCACCGCTTCGTCGAGCAGCTTCCAGGTGATGTCGGAACGAACGCCGACGACCTGCTCGGACGGGTCGGCAACGATGGCCTCCGCTTTTTCGGAGGCACGCGGCCAGAGGCCACGCATCGGATAGGCGACGTTGACACCGAAGATGCTCGCTGCCGTCACCTGCCCGTCGTCAGGCTCGATCAGGGACTCACCCGTGGTGGCGCGGGCCTGACGGAGCAGACCTTTGAGGACGCGATCAGCGATAACCGACTCAGGGTCGTAACCCTCGGCCTCCACCTTGGCGAAGAGGTCGGAGAAGTCACCGACGATCCCGCCCGCTTCCGCTTTGTTGGTCGTGCGTTTGACCGTATTGCTCGCGGCCGTTGCAGCGGCGACGATGCTTTCCGGCCAGCTTTCCGGCTTGTTGGTGCCGAAGAACACGGCGGCATCGAGCGTCCGACCGATGGCCTGCTCCATGAGGGGCTGAACCTCTCCCCAGATGTCGTAGGCAGCGTCGTCCAGGACGTTCTCGGGGATCGGCACGATGCAGGCGATCTCCTCGACGTTCAGGTACTTGCTTTTCCAGTTGACCTCAGTCGTCTGCTTCAGCCCGGTGTCACCCGTGACGAAGTAGGCAATCGGCAGGGCCGAGAGCACCGGGAAGCGCTCCTGGTTGCGCGAGATCGGGACGCGAAGGAACTGCGAGAGAACGGCCGAGCTTTCGCTCAGGCTCTTGAGCATCGCGTTTGAGACCTCCTCGGGGACGAGGCCCTGAGCGTCTGCTCGGGAGATGATGTTGTTCGTAGTCATGCGGGGTCACTCCTTGGATGGATTGGTGTTGAACGGACCTCCATCGCGGAGGGGTGACCCCGACAGGCATCGCGCCCTAGGGGAAAGGTGAAACGAGGTGAAGCTGGTAGGGCTAGCGGCCTGCGGCTGCCCTGATGCGGGAGTTCATGTCCTCGCCTGAGTCAGACGAGGTACGTGCGCCCTGATCGAGCGTGGTGGAATTCTCGGCCTTGACGAGCTTCAGGAGCTTGTCGGCGTCGGCCTCGAGCTCAGCCTGGGTCTCGCCTTGCAGCCGAGAGGCAAGTTCGGCCGGGAGCTTCTTCTCGGACGCGACCGTGAGCCTGAGCAGTTTGCGCTCGGCCTCCTTCGCCTTGTTCTCGGCGTCGGTGGCCCGCTGCTCTGCTTTTTCCTGCTCGGACTTGTCGCGGTCCTCGAACTCTCTGACCTTGGCTTCGGCTGCCTCGGCCTTTTTGCGGGCCTCCCTTGCGGTGGCTCGCTCGCTGCGAAGCGCCTTTTCGACAGCCTCGGGGTCTTTCGCGCCTTTGGCGACCTCGGAAACCTCTGTCTCCGTTGCGGTCTCCTCGGCCTCGGTGGTGGTCTCCTCGGCCGTAGCCGTGGATGTCTCCTCTGCCATCGCGGCAGCTCCTTTGTTTGCGCTCCCCCCTCGCGGGGAAGCTGAAAGTGCTTACTGCTGGGTGCGCTCGGTGATCGAGACGGCGGGGGCGGCCGGTTCTGCAACGCCAGTCCCAGTCGGGACCTCCGGTTCGCCCGGTTTCGCCGGCATCGGCGGCTGCTGGTTTTCGTCCAGCTTCTTCCGCCACTCTTCGACCTCTTGCGGGGAGGCGCCGATGCGCTCCCACAGGGCTTCGACGGGGATGCCGAGGGCGCGGAGCTTGATCGCGGCGTCGACCTGCTCGCCCTCGGAGCGGTACTCCGGGTCGCGCCAGATCGTTTCGGCGCTCAGAGCTTCGGCAGGGTCGGCTTCGTCTTTCAGTTTGAGCGCCAGCCGCATCGCCTCCTCCCAGCTATCGGAGAAGTCCACCTGCTTGCGCTTGACCTTGGCGACGAGGCCGGTCTCGGCTGCCTTCAGGGCGTCGCCTGAGACGTTGACGATCTGCCCGAGCAGGTAGTGCGGCGGGGTGCGGGTCTGAGCGGCGAGATGCTGGAGCAGCATCGCGATCGCGTTGACGTAGTTGTTGAGGTCGGCCGCGGCGAACTGTGAGACTTTCGCGTTCTCGTTCTCGAAGACCCAGAGGCGTCCGACTGCAGCTTTGAGCTCGGTGGAACTGAGTGGCGCTCCGCTCTCGTCGGTCGGCACCTCCACGCCGGTCATCACGCGCTGCGGGAAGGCGGCGAACTCGGAGGCGACCAGCATGTCGGCCAGCTCCTTGTCGATCGCATCCTGCAGCGGGATAGCCGGGATCAGGTCCGAGCGGCCGCCGGCGAGCATCGTCGGGTTGTTTTCGAGCGGAATGACTGGCACGACGCCGACGGGGTTGTCGCCGCCCTCATCGCCCGGGCGCAGAACCCAGTTACGACCGACATCGCCAGCGACAGCAGACTTCACCGGCTCCTTGGTCCGCCACTTGACGATCTGGTTGGGCAGGTAGAGCGTGGCGTAGATGTAGCCGTCCTCATCGCGCCACTTCTTCAGAGCTGCGAGTCGGTTGCGGCGGTTCCCTGCCTCGGTCTCGACGATCACCTGAGAGGCGTGCTCCACGGTGATTCGCGGATACTTGGAGCCTTCTTCGGGCGGCCCGACGAGGATGTAGGAGCGCCCGTCTTTGACGGCCTCGGTATGGGCCATCACCGATTCGGAGTCGAGCCCATTGGCCTGCCAGATATCCCAGGCTTTGGTGTCGGCGGGTTTCCCCTTGCCGAACCGGAAGCCCTCGACAAAGAGGCGCTCGATCGGGGCATCCACGACCAGCTCACACCAGTTGTCGGCCAGCGATTGGAACAGCCAGCCGAACGCCTGCCGGAACTTCAGCGTCGCGAAGGCCAAGCGGTGTTCGCCGTTGTAGTACTGCTCGAAAATGGCGATTTCGCGCTGTTGGGCCGCGAGCTTTTGCTCGAGATAGTTCAGCCACGCGGCGGGCGTCATCGGTTGCAACGCGGCTCCTTGATCGGGTGGGCTAGATGAAGAGGGCCTTCTTTGATTTGGAGGTCTGGTTCTCGGCAACGGCGATGCTGTTGCCCATCAGGACTCCGGTGAGGGCGTCGATTGGGAAGCGGGCGCGGGCGGCACCTCTCGCCTCTGCCGGGCGGTCGAACTTGAACTTCTCGGCCCCGAGGCTCTTGCGGACTGCGTTCAGGAAGTGCTTGCGGAGCGTGAGGTCTCCATCGTGGAAGATCCACTTGCTGCGCATCGCCTCGTCCAGGCGGGACGCGGCCAAGGCCATCGGCGCGTTGTCCTGGGAATGCTCGATGAAGGTGAATTCCTCACCGTCCTGCAAGGGGTGTTCGCCCTTTTCGAGCATCTGCGCCATCTGCTGGCCGCCGGCGTTCGGGTCATAGACCCAGCCGATTGGGCCGTATTTGCGCTGCCGTTCGACCAGGCCCTGAACAATGTCGGCCTCTGAGACGGGAGGCTCGAGGACCAGAACGTCCTCGATGTAGCGCCGCTCCGTGGAGTGCCAGCGCAGCATCCCCATCGCCGTGGTGTCGATCTTCCAGCCGAGATCGAGCCAGCCGCAGATCCAATCGCCTTCAGGCTTGAATGGATCAGCCTTCAGCGCGTCGAACTCCTCGGGCGTGATCGCCTGCCCCGACTCCCTCGCCGCGATGTTGCAGACGAACCGCAGCCAGTGGGCGTCGGTCATCGTCGGCGAGGTGTGCTTCTTGCGAAGCGACTCAGCCGTTATCGCCTCACGGGGATTGGCTGCAGCAACGACCTCCATGTTCTCGGCGTCATTGCGGTTACGAACAGCGAAGTCGTGGAGGACGATGTCCTCGCCCTCGGCGCGGATGTGGCAGCCAAAGGGGCCGAGATGCTCGATCTTGGTGGCCGATTTAAGGATTTTGTCCCGGGTGTCCTCGAACTCGGACTCAGGCTCACCCGCCGTGGAGATCGTGGCGATCTGGCCGCCGCGCTTTTCGAGCTTCCCGCGCCAGGTCCGGTAGAGGCGAAGGTTGCGATGGCGGTGGAGCTCGTCGGGAAGGGCAAGCGTCGGAATAACCCCGTCCGCCGTTCGGTCATCAGCCGCATAGACCTGAATCCGACCCCCGGTATCGAGGCACTTGATCCGGCGATAGCCCTCTTGGCAGCGGAAACCCTTGGTGTCGGACTTCTTCGTCGCCAGCAGATTCGGCGTCCGATAGACGAAGCCCTCGGCTTGCCGATACATGATCTCGGCTTGCTCCCGTGAGGAAGCGCCGATTGGGACAAAGGCAGAAGGCGTGTGGAAGGCGTGGTAAAGGGCGATTCCGCCCCAAAGCGTGGTCTTCCCGTTTCCCTCTGGGACCAACGCCCAAATCTCGGAGTAGCCGGCGATCAGGTCGGCAACGATTTCTTCCTGGAAGGGCTCTAGCTTCCAAGGCTCCCCGGTGTCGAGGATGAGTTGCCCAGTCCATTCGAGGAACTGGTCAAGCGTGCCCCAGGCCACACCTCACAAAGTTTTTCTCGCGACGAGGCGCGAAGTGTCCAAGCGACGACCATTTGGGGGTTTATCCCCACCCCTAGCGGTAGTCATCGCTGCCGCCTGGCTGCTCTGGCTCAGCCATGCCAACATCGCTACCGATCGCAGCGTTGATCTTCGCTTCGACCTTGCGAACATCCTCTCGGGTCTCGGGCGTGCAGTCTCGGTGGCACTTGTTGAGGCCGAGGCGGATCAGGCCAATGTCCTCGCTGCTCAGCGTCAGCACATACTCAGTGGCTGGCATCGCTGCCTCCAGGCAGTTCGGCCAGCGCGAGTCCAGCCATGCGACGGATCTCACCCTCAGCATCAATCGCCGCGTCCTCAACCAACTCCTTCGAGACCGGCACCCATGCAACGCGACCGCACTCGGTGGCGAAGCGATAGACCCACGGCTCGCCCTTGCCTTTGGCCATCTCTCGGAGCGTCTCTCGGAGCGACTCAGGGACGTCGTCGGGGAACTGCGGTCCTCGGTACTGGATGGTGGAGGTGATCGTGAACGTCTGGTTCTTGTACTCCTGGGTGGCAGGCATCGCGCCTTCCTTTCCTGAGCATCGCGCTCGGGTTGGTTGATCTGACTAGCCCGCCGTATCGCCCTTTCGCAGATTGTGCGTGGAGCAGAGGCAGGCTAGGTTCTCGTCCCCATCGCTTCCGCCCATTGCTTTGGGGATGCGGTGGTCGACGTGCAAGTTCGTGGTGATCGGGCAGCGAGCGCCATCGCCCAGTGTTTGGGTACAGCGGTAGCCGTCTCGCTCGAGGATGCGCTCTCTGGTCTTGCGCCACTCTCGGGTTGAGCCATTGCGCTTCGTCCCTTGGTGGTCTGGGCATTGGCGGTTGGGCGAGAGCCGAGAGCAGACAGTGCAGGCGTAGAGCACTCAGACGTACCGCTGCATGAAGGCGATGCCGGCGACACAGGTGAAGGCGAGTAGGGCTAGGCAGAAGTTCTCGAAGTGGTTGCGGGTCACGCCGCAACCCGCTCGTCCTCGGCCAGCGCTTCTAGCTCTCTGCCGATACGTAGGCGGTCTAGTTCGGAGAGCATTGGGTCGTCTGGAGCGTGTAGCTCAGATGCCGGGGTGAGGCAGGGCTCGCAGTCGGGGCCTGGATTCGTGGTCTTCAAGTGGGCACCGCAGCTTGAGCAGGCTCGGCCGGCTGGATACGGTCCCATCGGTTGACGGGGTGGGATTTGGGTCTGGATCGTGCCCATGAATTCAAAGATGCCCGGTTTGGCGTGAGGAGCCGCTAGGGAGAGCGGTTTGCAAGTCCCCCCGGGCTTAATGCGCTGTTCTTGCCAACAGACGCAACTTTGGCCGCCAGGGGCCCCGAAGGCGACGGCGGCGAGGAACTGAGGAGGGCAGGGAAGCTACGTAGGCCCTAGAAGTGGAAGGCACCCGGAATGTTTGCCGTAGCGGCGAGGCCGGTGCTTGGTCCCAGCAGAGAGCTAGCGCATATTCAAACCGGAGCATCGGATGGTCTTTTACGCAGCGCGTTTCTTGGCCCTCTGGACGGCTTCCTCAGCGAGCTTTGAGCGCCTTCCTCGCCTGCGTTGGTCGAGCAGCTTTTGCTCTGCCTTGATGACTGAGGCGTGGTCGATGCTGGCCGCGTGGGCGATGCGAAGTGCTTCCTCTTCCTCAAGGCGGCGGCGAATCGGCGGCAACTGCTCGGGCTCGATCTCGGTGGGCTCTTGGTAGCCCTCGATTGGATTCGGTCCCGCTGGGACCTTGGCCTTGACGCGCAGATGGCGAACCGGGTCCGGCTCTTCGTAGACCTCAACCAAGGCTTCCCAGCCGACTTCTTTGATCTCCGCGTCGATAACCCGGATTCGTTCTGAGCCGGCAAGGGGGGCGCGGGGGTTGCGGCGACGGCGCTTGGGCGTTGAGACCGGCTCGTTGGGGTTGAGGCGGCGACGCATTCCGGCCAAGACCTCAGCGCAGGTGTCGGGCGAGTCCTCACGGCGCTTTCTCTCGGCTTCGAGATCCTCGGCGCTCTGGACCCAGTAGAGGCGTCCGGTCGTAGGCTCTGAACCGGCGGGCCAGGGAATGCGAGCAGGGTGCGGGGCGGCTTCGTGAATCAGCGCCCTTGTCTCTTTCGGGAACCTCATCGCCGCTTCCGTTCCCAATAGGGCGAGACCATGCCTTTGCGGCACAGGCGGACCACTTCGCGCCCTGCTCTCTCGCTGCCTTCATCCGCTCGTTTTCGTAGGGCATCGAGACGGGCGCTTGCCGTTCGTGGCTTCATAGGGTGCCTCCTGGGTCGGGGCTATATAGGCAAAGAACGCCCGTAGTGCTTTGGGCGATCTTTGCGCTAGGGTCGGATCGGTGGGACTGCTGGCCGGGTATATGCGCGTGAGCCACGTGGGAAAGCGTGACTTGGAGCGGCTGCGCTCGCCCGAAGAACAGACCGCAGAGATTGAAGCCTGGGCGAAGGCGCAAGGTTATCGCGTCGAGCTGCTGCCGCCAGAGCTTGACGCGAAGGGCTCCGATGCCTCTCGCCCGGTCTTTCGTCAAGCGGTGGAGGGCGTCAAGTCGGGCCTGTATTCCGGGGTTGTGGTCGCCTACCTGTCCCGGGCTGGACGCGATCTGCGGCTGATGCTGGACCTCTGGGACGAGGTCGAGGGCGTCGGGGGTGTCGTCTACTCGGCGCGAGAGAATATCGACGGCTCTACGGCGGCAGGGCGCTTGCAGCGAAACCTCTTGGCCTCGATCGACCAGCACCAGCGAGAGGAGCGGCGAGAGGGGTTTGAGAGGGCGAGGCGCGGCGCTGTCGAGAACGGGATCTGGCAGCGCCGCCAAACGCCTCGGGGCTATGACCGCGATCCCGACACTCGCGGCCTCGTTATCAACGAGCAGGCGGATGAGGTCCGTGACGCGGCGCGAGACTTCCTGCGAGGGGAGCGCATTTTGGCCTTGTCTCAACGGCTCGGGATGACGCCGGGTGGGCTGCGCTCCCTGCTCCGAAACCGCGTCTACCTTGGGGAGTTGAAGGTCGGGCGGCACGTCAACACCGAGGCCCACGATCCGATTCTTGAACCGGAGACGTTCGAGGCGGTGCAAGCGAAGCTCGACTCTGGACCTCGGCCCCCCAGAAGCACCCTGCCGACCGCTCTGCTCGCAGGCTTGGTGCGATGCGCGAGCTGCGGGCATGTAATGACGCGGAGCGGCAGCCGCAGGGAGAAGGTCTACACCTGCCCGACGAATCACTCGGGGAAGCGATGTCCGGCCCCGGTGGCGATCAACTGCGTTCGCGTCGATACCTACGTCGAAGAAGTGGCTCTTGCGGAGCTTGACCGGCTGGAGGCGACTGTCTCGGCGGGGGATGGCGTAGAGCGAGCTCGGGTTGCGCTGGCTGAGGCCGAGGCTGAGCTGGCCGGGTACGTCGAGGCGGTGGACTTCGCCGGGCTGGGTGCTGCTGATGCTGCGCTCGGAATGAGGGTGAGGCGCGAACAGGTAGACGCGGCCCGGGAGGCGCTGAGGCGCGAGATGGCGCGTGCCCCTCAACTGCCGGCGCTCCAGGGCGGGGCTGGGATTTGGGCGGACCTGAACCATGATGAGCGCAACTCCCTCCTACGCCACTTGCTTGCTGCGGTCGTGGTGCGGCCGGTTGGGTCGGGTGCTCGGGTCGCTGTCGCTGACCGCGTTCGTTGCTTCCGCTACGGAGCCCACCTCACGCTCCCCAGCGGCCCCAACGGCTCGGCCTCGGGCATCGTCCCCATCCCGTGGCCGGACGCTGACCACGTAGACGTGATCGGGGTCTCTGGCTGAGAGGATGCGCTGCAAGCAGGCGGCGGCGTTTTCAAGATGCAGCTCGCTCACGACTCTCCCGGCTCTAGAGGAGAAGAAAATGGCTTTGTAGAGCCAGATACGGGGTCCAGGGGGGAGAGGCGGCGCAGCGCTCTGAGCGGGGGTCTGAAATTGGCGGGCCTAGGTCCACAGTTATTCCCCGGCTGGGTGGACTCCACGCGACGATCCCGAAGGACCGTTTCCACGCCTCTCGACGCTTCATCAGGCGTAAATGCCGGGCCAGATGTCCCCATGTCAACCCGCCTGGGGGACCCACGCTCACAACGTTGCACTGTCATTTTAACGTTCCTGGGTGAAGGATCTGCTCGCGGCGCTCCAGGGTGACGCCCTCGGCCGCTTCAATCGCCTTCCGCTCATCGACCAGTGCGCCAACTACTCGCAGGTGGTAGGCGTGGGTGACTAAGCCATCGCGGTCGCCTTCTGCCGCCCGCTTCCATTGGTCGCGTTCCTCACGTAGACCGATCTGCCGCATCTGGGCCTCTTGCATCCGGGCCTCAGCGGTTCCTTGAAGCTCAAGGGCTTCGTTGCGTTCGCTCCGCATCCGTTCTTCGCGGACAACCATTCGCCGCATCTTTTGTGCGACCTCGCCGCTCACCGCCCCTCCCCTCTCTGATCCCCCGGAAAATCGTCCATCGAAATGACCTCGGGTATCGGCTGGTCGGCCGCGAACTTCATCAGGCAGTCCCAGCCGCAGAAGTGGTCAACGTGGTCCCCGTCGTCGCAGCGTTCGCGGACCTCGATGATTCCGTGGGGCAGGTAGGGCGGATCGGAAGCGGTCGAGGCGCTTGACATGCACCGCCCCTCCGGTTTCTCGGGATCGGGGCCATCGCAGTAATAGGTGCGCTGGATGCTCATTGGTCTGGTGCGAGTAGTAGTCGGGCGGCGTGTTCGTAGGCGACCGCTTCTCCCTCGCGGTGATTGGAGCCTTCGAGCCTGCCTTCGAGTCGCTTCCGGCCAGCCTCGCTCCACGCTCTGCCCGCCCGCTCCAATAGCTCTTGCCGTACTCGCTCAACGTGGGACTCGGCGGCCTCGGCGCGGGCTTCGAGTCGCCGCCGCTTATCTTCGGCTGGACCAATCGTCTCTAGGACTGCGTGCTTTTGATCTTCGGCCCGCTCAACACGCTCTTGTTCTTCTTCAAGGAGAGAGGCTGGGACGACGGGGACCGCGACAGACTCGGTGTGCGCACGGATGCGAGCTTCGTGCTGTTCCTGGGAGTTACCAAGGGCAATCGTCACCAGTGCGGTCGCCTCCTCAAGGGATAGCTCAACGACGACCCGCCCCTTGCTTCCATCCTCTGATTCCCGCTCGTCCAGTTCCGCCCGCATCCGCTTGACCTCCACGACCGCATCCTTCGCCAGCATCCAGTCAGGGTCACCGTCTGGGTCTGCGCCGCTCAATCGGTAGCACTCGGCCAGTTGGGAGATTGCGTCTCGGGGCGGTGTCTCGGGCCTGAGCGCCTTCCGGGCCTCATTCCAAGCGTTGAGCGCCTCCGCCTGTGGGCCGCTCCACGCTGCATGGTCGAGGTCGTCGTCGGTTACATCGTGTAGGCGGTGGCGCGCCTCCACAGCCAGCTTCTCCCCCGCTTCCTCAAGCCGTTGGACCCGCTCCCGATCCTCCAGCCTCTTAGATAGGGAGGAAGGTGGAACTGGCTGGGTGGAGTTGGGGCGAGTCACGCGACGACCTCCGGCTCGGGGCGGTCATGGCGGCCACAGGGAGACTCGACGAGGCAGCAGTCGGTGATCCCGATGCGCTCCCCCAGTTGGTTGTAGTAGGACTTGAGCCACACCCGTTCACCCTCGTAGTTGGTGACGGCCATATCCGCCTCCCAGCGAGAAGCGGTCAGGACCGAGCGGGCGATTGCCACGATCTCCGGGCGGCTCCTACGCATAGAGACTCCGAACTAGGAAGTAGCCGCCCCAGAGAGCCCCTTGCGCGATGATCTGGGCCACGATCAGGGCTGCGAGCAACTGGACCGTTTCGAGCCGGACCGGCCTTCTCCTCATGACTTTTCCTTTGCGAAGGGCGGCTCGTTGGCGACCGTCACCGCTGGCTTGTGGTCGAGACCGCCTCGATAGAAGTGGGGGCGCGAGCGGGGTTCTCCTGCGGTCTGAGGCGGTCCGTGGCCTTCCTTCACATACTCGGAGTCGGGCTCGACCGTGCTAATGACGGTGCAGGGGTTCCCCGGAGCCGCCCCGCACATAATGCACCAGGACTTCTCTATTTTCTCGGTTTCTATTGCGCTCATCTCAGTCTCCATCGGGAATCTCCTGGTCCGGAGCCTGCATTGCGGCGAGCTTGTCCGCGCCGGTAACAAGCGGGTGCGAGGCGTAGATCTCGGGCGGTCGCGGCCCGTGGGCGAGGTAGAGGGAGAACAACTCTCGGGCCTCCTCGGGGGTCAACTGGCTGGGGTCGGGCTTGATCTCACTCTCCATGTGTCATCGCCTTTCGAATCTCACGGACATCGACAACCGGTGGCTCATGCGGTTGGGCGACGATGGACTCCAATG